TGGTCAGGCGACTTTCTGCGCTTAGATGTGTTCGACGAGGCCGATTTTTCCAACCCGCTTGACAAGCCGGCGTCGGTGGCGTCCGTGACGCTGCCCGACGGCGTCTGGCACGGGGGTCACGCTACGCTGGCCGAGCTGGCGCTCACGGATGACGATTATCGCCTCCAGGTCGGCCTGTGGCAGCGCAACGGGTATCCGGCGTGGATGGCCGAGGCCAATCCCGCGCGTTACGGCGGCCCGGCCATGCGCATGGGCCACTGGTTTGACTTCGCCGAGGTGGACGGGATATGGACGCAGCTGAAGGCGTCAGACACCGGCTGGCAGTGGGACGGCGAGACCGAGCACTCCACCCGCACCCACCAGGGCACCGAGCCGGTGCATATTGTCCGGGGGGCGCAGGAGGCGCAGCAGGCGCAGCAGAAGCAGCAGACGCAGGAGCAGGCGCAGCAGGAGGCGCAGCAGGAGCAGCAGGCGCAGCAGGAGGCGCAGCAGGAACAATACGCCGACCTGATTGCCACTATACGCGGCTATGCGGCGGAGACGCACCACGGCCAGGCGCACGTGGACCGGTGGCGGCGGACCCTCAAGGCGCTGGGCGATGACAACGCGGTCTCGCGCACCTATACGCGCCCGATGACCGCTGACGAGGCCCACACCTACGCCGACAAGGGCTGGAAACGCTGGGAGCCGGTCGTAGAGGCCTTGCGCGACCTCGAGGCGCGGCGATGAAAACGGAGATCCTGGCCAAGCCCGACGAGTACCGCTACCGGATCACCGATTTCTCGCTCTACGACGGCGACACCTACACGGTGCGCGCCGAGGTGGAGTATGTCATCCGGGTGGACTTGGGGTTTGGCCGCACCGCCACCCTGGATTTTGTCCAGGAAGAAACCTTCAAGGTGCGCCTGTACGGCTTTGACACGCCGGAGCTGCGCGACAAACGCCCGCTGCACAAGGCCGCCGGCTACCTTGCCCGGGAGATGGTCGCCGAGTGGGTGAGGCAGGCCCGGACGCGGGGAGCGTGTTATTTTTTGAGCGAGGGCTACGAGAAGGGCAAGTATGGCCGCCCCATGGGGGACCTGGTGGACGCCAACGGCCAGCGCCTCAGCGCCTACCTGGTCGAGCGCCGTCTGGCCGTGCCGTACCACGGCCAGAACAAGGCTGACATCCAGGCCGAGCACGAGGCCAATGTGCAGTACCTCATGGAGTCCGGTGAGATAAGTAAGTGGGATACGGTGGAACTGCCATGAACTGTTATCTGCTGGAGCGGCCCCACGATAATGGCATGCCTACGTATCTGTGCTCTATGAGAATTGGGAAGAGAGGTAAGGCGGATTATCTCCTGTCTGTGAATCCGTATGACGCTATCCGGTTTTGCCGACGTGAGGATGCCGAGCGTGTCCTGGAGGGCACTGACCTGCGCGCAGTTGAGCACGTTTTTCAGTGACACGGATTCCAAACTGGTGTCAAAAATACATGATTAAATGCCCGCAATGAATAAGCCGCTAGCCATATTCCGGGTCGGCAGACAGGCCGGCGAGATGACCGAGGAGCGAGTGCGCGCGGCGGTCGCCGCCTACGATCCGGCGCTGCACGAGGCGCCTTTGGTACTGGGTCACCCGCAGCACGACTCACCCGCCTACGGCTGGGTGTCCTCGCTCAATTATGACGAGAGCAGCCACCTGGTCACCGCCCAACCGGTGCGGGTGCAGGAGGCATTAGTGGAGGCCGTCAAAGCCGGCAGTTACCGCAAGGTATCAGCTTCGTTCTACCGCCCTGGCGTGGCCGAGAACCCGGCGCCGGAAGGCTATTACCTGCGCCATGTGGGGCTGTTGGGCGGGACGCCGCCGGTGATTAAAGGGTTGCCGGCGCTGGAGCTGGCCGAGGCTGGCGACGAAGACATCGTCACGGTCGAGTATGCAGATGTGCGGGGCGGCGTGTTAGAGCGCCTGCTGCGCTCTTTGCGCGATTGGATGATTGAGACCCAATCGCTGGAGAAGGCAGACCAGATACTGCCACAACACGAGTTGGATTACCTGGTCGCCGAGGGCGACGACACACACTATGCGGAGGACACTATGACCGACACACTCACTGCCGAGCAACTGCAAGCCAAAGCCGACGAGCTGGCCGCCCGCGAAGCCGCCCAGGCCCAGCGCGAGCAGGACTGGGAGGCCGCCGAAACCGAGCGCCGGCGCGCCGGCATCCGCGACTTTGCCGAGGGTCTTGCCAAGGACGGGAAGATACTGCCCCGAGACAAGGACGGGGTGATCGCCGTGCTGGACTCACTGCCCGCCGACACCACGGTGAACTATGCCGACGAGTCCGGCGTCGCGCACCAAGCCCCTGCCGCCGATTGGCTGCGGGAGTTCCTCGCGCGCCGTGCGCCCGAGGTGCAGTACGGGGAGTTGGCGCCAGCGGACGGCAACGCCGCCCAACCCGGCGCCGTCACGGGCCTGAAGGTGCCATCTGGCTGCGAGATTGACCAGCGCCACGCCGACGTGCATAAGCAGGCGTTGCAGTACGCCGAGCAGAACCAGTGCAGTTACACCGAGGCGATCCAGGCCATCGCGCGCTGATCCGTCCCCGACCATTCATTACACCGCAGGAGAACACCATGTCCGATGCAGCCATTCCAGCCTTAGCGCTGACCATCAAGACCAGCGAGGCCGTCGCGTCGCGCCGGTTCATTACCATCGCCGGGGCATTGCCGGCCGCTGAGGGCGATGCCGCCGTCGGCGTCACCCGCGCCAAGGCCGCCTCCGGCGAGTCCACCGCTGTGGATGTGCTCGGCCTCGTGGCCGTGGAGGCATCCGGGGCGATTGCGGTCGGCGACCTGGTGATGGCCACCACCGCCGGCAAAGCCAAGAAGTGGACATCCGGGCAAGTAGCCGTGGCCCGGGCCTTCGAGGCCGCCGTCGCCGACGAAGACATTATCCTGGTGATGATGATCCCCAACTAAATGATGATCCCCAACTAATCCTGAGCAACGAGGAGACCGACATGAACGACAAAACACGAGTGGAATTTGCTGATCAGGCGCAGCTCACGCCGGGTGAGAACCGGGTGGTGGACCCCATCTTAACCAACGTCAGCCGCGATTACCGCAACGCCGAGCATATCTGGCCGATCTTGTTCCCCATCGTCCCCGTGGCACAGCGCGGCGGCAAGATCATTGAGTTCAAAGCTGATGACTTCCGCAAGTATTCCACCGTGCGTGCGCCGGGCGGCGGGCGCCAGCGCGTGCTGTTCGGGCATGGCAGCCGGAACTACAACTGCGTACAGCGGGCGCTGGACGGTCAGGTGCCGCGTGAGCAGATGGAAGAAGCGATGGCGGTGCCGGCGATCAATTACGGCATGCGCGCCATGAACAAGACGATGAATATCATCTCCTTGCAAATTGAGGTCGAGGCCGCTGCGCTGGCGACCGATGCCGACAACTACGACGCGAGCAACAAGAAGGCGCTGGCCGGCAATGACCGCTGGGACAACGACGCCAGCCACCCCAACAAGCTGGTCGAGGACGCCAAAGATCAAATTCGCATGAAGATCGCCATGCTGCCCAATGCGCTGGTCATCGGCTACAGCGTGTATAAGGCGCTGAAGAATCACAAGGGGATTTTAGATCGCTTGCGCTATGTCGAGGGCTTGAGCGAGTCCGGGATGCCGTCGGTGACCCTGGGCAAGCTCGCCAGCTATTTCGATGTGGACCAGGTGGTGGTCGGTCAGGCCATGACCGGCGAGGCCGGCGATTTCGACGACTTATGGGGCAAGACCGCGGTGCTGGCTTACACCAATATCGGCAGTGGCGAGATGGGCACGCCGACGTATGGCTACACCTACCGGGTCAATGGCTACCCGGTCGCTGAGCCGGGCTGGTTTGATCGCGCCTGCGACAGCTGGATTTACCCGGTGACCACCGAGGATACCTCGGCGATTGTCGGTCAGGACGCCGGCTTTTTGTTTACCTCAGTCGTGCGATGAGGCTGCGCTTGCTCATGCCCCTGCTCATGGATGGGCAGGACTACGCCGAGGGCGCCCTCATCGATATCGATGATGTGCGCGAGGTCGAGACCTTGCGGGCTGCGGGGGTCGTCGAGGTCGTGGACGCAGATGACGCCGCCGCGCTCACCGCGCTGGGGGCGCGTGGCGACGCGCTCCTGGCGGCGGTGCGAGCGATGGTGGACGATGCCTCGCTCAAGCTCAAAAACGGCTACCCGAAGCTGTCGGCGCTGGAGGCGCTAAGTGGCCTCGATGATGTCACTGCCGCCGAGCGCGACGCCATCTGGGAGGGTTATCTGTCCACGCGCGCCCAGACCGACGCACAGGAATGACCTACGCCACGCCTGCCGCCATCCTGGCCCGTGTCGATGCGGACGATCTGGCCCGCGCCGCCACGCCCGACACGGCCGTGGACGGCGCGTTGCTCAGCGCGGTCATCGAGCGCCCCGGTCAGTCCACTTACTCAGGTTACACCACCGCCGCCATCGCCTCGGCGCGCCGGGCGGTGGCCACCATTGAGGCCGCCATCGCGGACGCTTCCGGTGACATCGACGGCTACCTGGCCAACCGCTATCAGCTGCCTTTGAGCAACGTGCCGACCAAACTGCAAAGCCTGTGCAACGACCTGGTGATCTGGCGGCTGCTCGGCGGCGCCACCCAGGGCGATGAGAAATCCGAGCGCTACCAGCGCGTCCAGGATGCTTTGCGCTGGTTGGAGCGTCTGGCCTCCGGCGCCTTGTCGCTGGCTGCCCAGCTCGATAACGCGCCGAGCAATAATCCCGGTACCGTGGTGGTGGCCGGCGCTGCGCCGGTGTTCGACCGCGACCACCTGGCGGCCTACTGATGCTCGACGCAGTACGCACCCAGCTGGCCGCCGAGCTCCCAGGCGTTGATGTCGAAGACGCCCTAGAGATGGCCCAGGCCCTGCTGCGCCAGCGCGAGAGCAAGCGTAACACGCTGTACGTGCTGCCCGACCAGGAAGACCCGGCGACGAACCGGATGCGCGACGGCAGCGTGTTGCAGACGATGACCGCACGGGTCATGGTCGTCATCGCCCAGCGCATCCGGGCGCGGGGCGAGGAAGACAATCTGGAGGCCCTCAAGCAATCCGTGCACCGGGCGCTGCTGGGCTATACCCCGGCCGGTTACAAAGAGTCGTTGAGTTATGCCGGCGGCAATCTGATCAACCTCGATGACGGCACGGTCTGGTACGGCCAGCGCTATGAAACCGAGCGGGTCATCCAAAGCCATTGAAGATTAGGAGACAGTCATGACTATCGCAAGAGACCAACATACCAACAACATCGTGCTGGGCGCAGGCGAGTTTTACGTGGATCTGCTCGACGCCAGTGACAATACCGGCGGCGAGCGCTATGTGGGCGACACCGTAGGCGGGTCATTGCAGGTGCAAACTGAGACGACCACTGTATATTCCGGCGACGGCCCGTCCTCCAGCCTGCTCAGTGAGGTGGTCACACAGGTCACCCGCACCATCACCATTACCATGCACGACATCCAGGCTGCCAACCTGGCGCTGTTTGTGATCGGTGATGTCGCCGAGCAGACCGATGCGGCGTCGGCGGTGACCGATGAGACGTTCAATGTCAGGCCGGGTTACTGGTATCCGCTGGGCGTGTCTAAAACCAAACCGGGCGGCGTCATCGGCGTATCTGCCGATGCCTTCGTAGTGAAACAAAAAAACAAGACTATCACCGCCGACGATACCAACTACGTAGTAGATGCTGCCCACGGGCGCTTGTACATCCCGGCAGGCGGCATGATTACCGCAGGTGAGATTAAGGTGACCTATACCCCGGTGGCGCAGACCGTGCCGGTAGTCAAGGCCAGCGACAAGCAGCTGCGGGCAGCGATACGTTATGTCGAGGACGCTGCCGACGGCAAGGGCAATAATTATTATGCGCCGCGGTGCAACGTGAGCGCGGCGGGCACGATGGAGCTCAAGTCACGGGATACCGAAGAGCAGTTGCAAATCAACTGCCAGGTCACCGAGCCGAAACAGGACGGGTTCCCGGCGCTGTATATCAACGGGCAGGCGGCGTAACGGACAGCCGAGAAAAGGCCTCAGAAGCAAGGGTCGAAGAACGAACGAAGACAGGGATGTTCAGCGGTGCGGATGCAGATGGTGGCGGTAGTCGGGGTTAAACGCATACCAGATGCGCAGACGCCGCCACCAATAATCCAGCGCTGCCTGATCTGCCTCGACCACCGCTGCGCTGAGGTGCCTGTGGATGCGCTGTAACGAGAGCGGGCAGCGCACCCGGGGCAGCTCGCACGGGCTAACGCCGGCGGGCGTGACCGGGACCCATAACGGTTCGTGCGCCGGCGCCGTGACCGGCAGGACCAGCAACATCAACATGAGCACAGTGCGTGACATAACTGGAGAGTATAGACCATGAAACTGAGAATCCTCAAGCCCGATCAGACTCGTGAGTTCACCGCGTCGGTCAATGTGCTGTCCCCGGGTGAGACCGAGCCGCAGGTCTGTACCGTGCGCTTTGTCGAGTTGGATCGAGAGCGGCTGGAGCAGGCGCTGACGGATGCCGACGCGTTGCTGCGGCGCATTGTCGTGCATGTGGACGGCCTGGCCGACGCCGAGGGCAACGATCTGCCCTACAGCGCCGAGGTCCTCGAAGCCTTACTGCGCCGCGCCTACGTACGCGAAGCTCTGTTGCGCACGTACACCGACCACATCACCGGCGAGCGGCGCCTGGGAAACTGACCGGCGCGGTGCGCGCCTGGCTTAATGGTGACGCTGAGATTGACATCCTGCCGGCCAACGCAGCGTCCGCCCGCGTGTTCTTTGGCGCGCCCTGGCGCCACCACTGGGACGGCCGCCCGGCCGGGCTCGACTGGCAGCAATGCCTGGCCGTATGTACCTGGTTGGACATCCGCCCTGAGCCACGGCTCTACACCGACCTGATGATGATGGAGCAAGCCGCCCTGGAGCATTGCCATGCCTGACAACCTGCGCTTGCAAGTCCAGGTTGAGGTCGATGCCAACACCGGCGAGTTGCGGGTGGTGGAGCAAGACCTCGGCCGTCTCCGGCAGCAGACCGCGCAGACTGCCACCACCACCGAGCGCACCGCAGCGGCCACCGACCGACTGACCGCCGCCACCGCCCGCCAGACTCCCGCCACCCGTACTATGGGGGCGGCCATGAGTCAGGCCGGCGCGGCCACACAACGCTTACATAGCCACAGCGCCCGGCTTGCACGGGGCATGGCCCAGGCAGGCCGGGCGCAGGCCCGGGCGGCCGAGCGCACGGCCGCCTTGACCGCCCGCCTGCGCGCCCTGGTGGCCGAGCAGAACCGCCAGCGCCTCAGTGCCGAGCAAAGCCGCCGGGCGACGCTGGGACTGGGCAGCGCCCTGGCTGGTCTGTACGTCGGCGGACGGGTGCTGAGCGGCATTGTGCAGACCTCGGCGGCCTTCGAGCAGCTGCGTATCCGGCTGCGGGTGTTTTCCGGCTCGGCCGAGGCCGCCCGCGCCCGCTTTGCCGAATTGCAGGACTACGCGGCGCGCACGCCGTTTGCCCTGCGCGAGGTGGTGGACGGGTTCCTGCAGCTCGAAGCCACCAACTTCCGCCCGCAACTCGATGACCTGCGCGCCCTGGGCGATATCGCCTCGGCGTCAGGCCGCTCGTTGGGGGAGTTGACCCAGGCCCTGGCCGCAGTGGGGCGCGGGGAGAACGATCCGATTGAGGGCTTCGGCTTTCAGGTACGTAAGGTTGGGGAGGAGGTGCGCATAGAGTGGCGCGACACGGTGCGCACGGTGGAGAACAGCCGCACGGCTATCTTAGCCGCGTTCGTGGACATTGCCCGCAGCGAGCAGGCGTTTGAGGGAGCGACCGAGCAGCTGGCCGACTCACTGACCGGCGCGTTGTCGAACTTCGGCGATTCCTTAGACCGGCTGCAAGACCGGATCGGTCGCGGCGGCCTGGCCGGCGCCGTGGGCGATCTGGCGCGCTCGGTCGGCGCCATTGCCGATCAGAGTGACGGCGCCGCGGCGGCCCTGGGCGCCCTGGCCGGCCTGGGCGTGCGCCTGGCGCCGGCGGCGCTGGCCGTGGGCGCCGTCGTGCTGCAAGTGCGTCTGCTGTCCGGCGCGCACCGCGTGCTCACCAGCCGCATTGGCGGCACGGTATCTGCGTATGCCCGCTTGCAACGCCGTATGGGTCTGGTCAGCGCGGCGGCCGTCGGCCTGCGCCGCTCTCTGACCGCCCTGGGCGGGCCGGTCGGCGTGGCGATCCTGGCGGCCGAAGCGCTGGCGCTGTTTGCGCTCAATGCCCGGGGGGCGGCTGATGACAGCGATGAGTTGGGGGAATCTGTGCTCGACCTGGTGCAGCGCCTCGACGAGCTCAGTCAGTCCGCCCGCGCCAAACTGGCCGTGGACATCGAGGTGGATATCGACTCGGCCCGCGCGCAGCTCGACGCATTGCTCGCCGAGCAGGCGGCGCTGCCTGTCGGCGGCACCGGCCGTCGGAACATCGAGGCGCGCCAGCGGCGCGAGCAACTCGAGCAAGACATCGCCGAGCAGCGCGACTTGCTGCGCCAGTTGGGCGCCGCCTACCAGCAGGTCGCGCAGCATCGCGACGCGGCGCTGGGCGCCGATGCGGACGGGTTGAGCGTGGACCTGACCGCCGTCCGCCAACGCCAACAGGAGCAGGCAGAGCGAGCCGGGCGCCGCCGATTCCTGGCCGATATTGAACGGCTTGATCGCGCCCATGAGCAGCGTCGCCGCGACGCCCTGCTGTCAGAGGTGGACCTGACCCAGACGCGTCGCGCCGCACAGGAGCGTCAGGCGGAGATTGCGTTTCGTGAGGAGATTGAGCGCTTAGACGAGGCGCACCGCCAGCGTCTGGCCGCCAATGCGACCGCCGCTGGGGACAACGACCTGAGCGCGCTGGCGCGTTTACGCACCGCCGCCCGGGGCGCATTTCAAGACTACGCAGATGATGCGGCGTCTGCGGCCGAGGCCGCCAGGGAAGCCATCGGACGCGGCCTGCATTCCATGGAGGATGCCTTGACCCAATTTGTGACCACTGGCAGATTGTCGTTCTCCTCGCTGGTGGACTCCATCCTGGCCGATCTGGCACGCCTGGTGGTGCGCCAGAGCATCACCGGCCCCTTGGCACAGGCATTGAGCGGCGCCTTGGGCGGGTTTTTCTCAGGTGGTGGCGCGGGCGGTGCCGGCGGTGGCGGCTTCGCCAACTCCATCGCCGGTGCGCCGACGTTCCACAGCGGCGGCCGGGTCGGCGCGTTGGGCGGACGCCGGCGCTTCGGCGTTGACCCGGCGCTGTTTGTCGGCGCGCCGCGACTGCATCAGGGCGGTCGGGTCGGGCGGGAAGTCCCCATCATCGCCCAAGAGGGTGAGCGCGTGCTGAGCCGCTCGGAGACCGCCGCCTACGAAGCCGGCCCGCGCGCCCCACGGGTGGAAATCAATTTAGAGAACCGAGGCAGCCCCGCCGAGGCGACCGTGACCAACCAGCGCTGGGATGGCGACACCCTGGTCATTGACCTGATGCTCGACGACATGGCGCGGCGCGGCCCCTTCACGCAAGGCTTACAGCGCACCTTCGGTTTGAGGGAGCGGTCGGTATGATTGCATTTGCTACTTTCCAGGCACTCCGGAGTCGTAGAAAATGACTGCTAATTTCCTGCGCAGCGCCCCCGATCCGGCGGCGCCGTCCGGGAGGAGTGATTGCAAATGACCTCACTGCCGGCGCATCAGGGCATCCTCGCGCACAATTACACCATCCGTTATGCCGAGGATACGCAGCGCGATATCCTCGAAGACGGCGCGGTGCGCCGCACGGCGCGCCTGACACGCCCGGAGGAGACCACAGACCTGACCCTGCTCCTGGGCGATACCGCCGCCCGCGACGCGTTCACGGCCTGGGCGCAGTTGCACGCCCACGAGTGGTTCGCCATGACCCTGCTGCACCGCCGTGGCGAAGTGCGCGTGGTCGGCGGCGCCCCCGGCATCACCTACCGCCAGCGCACCCGCCGCAGCGGGCGCGCACAGTGGGAGGCGGCCCTGGCCGTGGAATCACGCCCGCTGCCCGTCAACCCGCCCATGGGTCAGCTCGTGTGGCCGGACTATGCGCAGGTGCTGGCGGACGATGAGCTGGGGGTGGGCGGCATTGTCCGGCGCACCGAGTCCCCGCCCGTGCGCCAGGGCGACCCCACCGGCCGCACCTTGCCGCACAGCTACCGCCTGCGCGTGCTGCTGGACTCTGAGCATCTGGCGCCGTTTTTGGAGTATTGCTACGCCGCCGTGCGCCAGCCGATCTGGTGGCCGACCGGCGCGCTGAACACCTATCAGCGCCGGCGCCTCGATGAGGGCCTGGGCAGTCTGACCGTGCACCAGACGGCGCGCCAGGCCGGGCGTATGCGCTGGCGGGCCGAGCTGGCGCTGGCCGGATATCAGGGCGATACCCGGATCATCCTGCCGCCCGACCGGCCCGGCGTCGTGACTCTCGACGATACCACGCCGAGCCGCGGCACGGCGATTACCGCCAGCGTGTCAGACCCGGACGGGTCTATCAACGCGCTCACCTGGCAGTGGCAGCGCGGCACGACCGATATCTCCGGCGCCACCTCGGCGACCTACACCCCGGTGCTCGCCGATGTGGGCCGGGTCTTACGGGCAGTGGCCTCGTACAACGACGGGCACTCCAACGGCAAGACGGCGACCTCGGCGCCCACGTCCGCCGTGGCGAACCGGCCGGACCGGCCGGGCCGGGTGACCCTCGACGACACCACGCCGACCCGCGGCCAGCAGCTCCGGGCCGCCCTGACCGACGCCGACACGCCGCTTAGCTCGCTGACCTGGCAGTGGCAGCGCGGCAATGCCAATATCCCCGGCGCCACGTCCGCCACCTACACCCCCGTGCTCGCCGATGTGGGCAGTCGCCTGCGGGCGGTGGCCTCGTACCATGACGACCACGGCCGCAACAAAACGGCGACCTCGGCCTTCACGGCCGTTGTCGCCAACACGATAGACCAGCCCGGCACGGTGCGCATCGACGACACCACCCCGGTGCGCGCCACGGCGATCACGGCCAGCCTGTCGGATCCGGATGGCAATCTCACCGGCATTACCTGGCAGTGGCAGCGCGGCAATACCGGCATTACCGGCGCCACGTCTGCCACCTATACCCCGGTGCTGGCCGATGTGGGCAACCGCCTGCGGGCGGTGGCCTCCTACACGGATGCGCATGGGGCCGGTAAGACCGCCTCGGCGCGCACGGGCGCGGTCGCCAACACGGTGGACCAGGCCGGCGAGGTGATTCTCAACGACACCACACCGGCTGTCGGGGTACCCGTGACGGCCACTCTGTGGGATCCCGATGTGCCTGTCACCGGGGTGACCTGGCAGTGGCAGCGCGGCAATTTTGCTATCTCCGGCGCCACGTCCGCCACCTACACTCCGGTAGCGGCTGACGAGGGTGAGACCTTGCAGGTAGCGGTCTTCTACACCGATGCGCACGGGCCTTACAAGGCCATCCGATCGGCGCCCACAGCCGCCGTCATTGTCATCCCCGACCAGCCTGGCACGGTGACTATCGACGACACCACGCCGACCCGCGGCACGGCGATCACCGCCACCCTGGCCGATGAGGACGGCTCGGTCAGCTCGCTCACCTGGCAATGGCAGCGCGGCACGACCAACATATCCGGCGCCACCTCGGCGAGCTACACGCCGGTACTGGCCGATGTGGGCAGCGTCTTGCGGGCGGTGGCCTCCTACAACGACGCGCACGGCCACGGTAAGACCGCCACCTCGGCGGCTACATCTGCGGTGGTCAACACGGTGGATCAAGCCGGCGTCGTGACCCTCACCACCACGACCCCGAGAATAGGCGCGGCGCTGACCGCGGCGCTGGCCGATGCCGACACGCCGCTGAGCTCGTTGACGTGGCAGTGGCAGCGCGGCACGACCAACATATCCGGCGCCACTTCGGCCACCTACACCCCGGTCGAGGCCGATGTGGGCCAGACCTTGCGGGCAGTGGCCTCCTACACCGATGCGCACGGGACCGGCAAGACTGCGACGTCGGCGGCTACGGCCGCCGTGGCCAGGGCTCGCACCGAGTTGGAGTTTTCCATTGGCGCCGGTCTCCTCGCCGGCAGGTTTGGCATATACTGGCTGAGTATTTCCGGCGCTACGATACCGGGGACCTGGTATGCAGATGGCAAGGCCCGCACTCTGTCGAGTATCTATCTGTTTGCCAACAGCGCCAGTTCAGTCAGTTTTAGCGGCGGCACGGATTTTCTGTCGGCGATCCAATCTGATCTGGACATCACCATCGAGGTGGACGGTTACACGATCACCAGCACGCTCACCCGCACGGGCGTCGCCGGTTATGGGTTTCGCAGCGCCCGTGCCACCGACCTGATACAGCATTACGGATTGGGCACCACCTCGACCAGCGTTGCCACCGTGACGCTGTCCACGGGGGGGCTCTGATGGTCGATACCACCGCCGCCCGCGCGCAGTGGCAACAGGCCGTGCGCGCCCTGGATCCGGACAGCGTGCCGCTGATGGCCGCCGAAATCACCCACCCGGATATTCCCATCCCGGCCCGCACCATCAACGATTCGGTCGAGCACACCATCGAGGGCAACACCTATGCCCGCAACCGCTTTGAGCTGCGCCTTATCGACGATGTGGAGGGCGAGGCGCCGCGCGCCACCCTGCGCATGGACAATGTGGGCGAGGTGCTCACGCAGTGGATTGAGCTCAGCCGCGGCGGGGCCGGGGCCGCGGTGCGAATCATGCAGGTCATCGATGACCAGGTGCAGTGGGAGATTACCTTAGACGCCGCCGGCGCCGTGGTGGACCACCAGAGGGCCGTGTTTACCTTAGGCTTCGACCCGCTCTTACAACGCCCGGCGGTGCAGATGCGCCACGACCCCGAGCACAGCCCGGGGCTGTTCTGATGCGCCACTGGTCTGACACCTGGTTGGGCCGCGCCTATGACGAGCGGACGTATAACTGCGCGCATTTCTTAGCCGAGGTGCTGGCCGAGCAATTCGGGCTGGCGCTGGACCTGCCAGATGCGACCGGCTCGCTGCGCGGGCGTGACCGCCAGGTCGCCGAGGTGCTGACCATGCACTGCGAGCGCGTGACCGGCGCCCAACGGGAGGGCGACATCGTGCTGGCGATTGCCCACGGCCGGCGCGCCGAGGTGGGCCACCACTCCGGCGTGCTCATCCTGCCGGACGGCGCGCCGCATATTCTGCACTGCATGGCCGGCCTGGGCTCGTGTCGTCACCCCATCGGCGAGCTGCCCGCGCGTGGCCTCATCGTTCACGGACACTACCGATGGCTGAGCTGATCCCACTCGCCACCCCGCCGGTACGCGCCGATCTGTGGCCGCATCCGTTGACTGCCGAGGGGCGCGTGCGCGCCGAGGCCTTCGTGCCGGACACCGGCGCGCCCCTGCTCGAGGTGCTCACGTTATTGGGCACGCCGCCCGCGGCGCCGCTCATCGTCACCGTCAATGGCCGGGTCGTGCCGGCCTCGGCCTGGGCCACGCACCGGCTGCACGCCGGTGACCTGGTGCTGTGCCGGGCGCGCCTGCAAGGCGGCGATACCAGCCCCCTGCAAATCCTGCTGACCATCGGTGTGCTGGCCTTGGGCGGCTGGGCCGGCGCCGCCATCGGCGGCGTGGCGGGCTCCTTAGTCGCCGGCGCGATAGTCACCGTGGGCGGTCTGCTCGTCAACGCCCTGTTCCCGCCGGCGTTGCCGGACGCCGGCGAGAAGGCCAAGCCGCTGTACAGCCTGACCGGCGGCGCCAACCGCGCCCGGCCGTATGAGCCGGTGCTGATGACGCTGGGCACCCATCGGGTCTATCCGGATATCGCCGGCGCGCATTACGTCGAGTTCGTCGGCGGGGAGCAATACTTACACCAGGTGTTTGACTTCGGCGTGGGCGATCTGGACATCACCGACATCCGCATCGGTGACACGCCCCTGGGCGCGTATAACCGTGCCCGCGCCGCCGGTCAGGATACCGTCACTCACAACAGCGATTACGGCGTTGCGTACACGCGCTGGCGCGGCGCTGCCGGCGCCAATGCCCTGGCCGATGTGGAGCAGCAGTTGGCGCTGCCCGGCGAGGCCATTACCCTGGTGGCCGAGGACGTGGACACCATCACCGGCGCCAAGCTCACCGATACCGCCTGGCATACCCGCACCTCCTCGATTAACGCTTCACGGATAGCGCTCGATTTTGGCGGGTTCGTCGTCAGGACGACCAAGAAGGGCAAGCTGCGCAGCCACACCGTGGCGCTGACGGTGCAGTATCGGGAGGTTGGCCAGAGCAGCTGGACCACCCGACCGGGCACCCAAATCAGCAACGGCAACCAGGACCCGGTGCGCGTGACCTGGTTTATCGACCTGCCCAGCGCCAACAAGCAGTGGCAGGTGCGGGTGCGGCGTAACACGGCCGTCTCCAAGGAGGTACGCACGCGTGACGATATCACCTGGTCGGTCATGCGCACCTACCAGGCCTCCACCGCCAACGCCGCCGGGCGCACGCGCTTAGCCCTGCGCATCAAGGCCTCCGGCCAGCTCAACGGGCGCTTAGACCGATTAAGCGCCCTGGTCTCGGCCCGGGTGCCGGTCTGGGACAAGGACGCCGCGACCTGGTCGGCCGCTAACGCGGCCTCGTCCAACCCGGCCGACATCCTGCGGCAGTTTGCCTCAGGGATTAAGGACGCCCAGGGACGGCTCATCGCCGGGGCCGGCCTGTCACTGGACCAGCGCATTGATCTTGCGTCCATCCAGGCCTGGCGCGAGTGGTGCGACACCGAGAACCTGGCGCTGAACTACGTGGTGGACGGCCCCATGAGCCTGGATGAGGCGCTACAACTCATCACCCGGGCCGGGCGCGCCAGCCACTCCTGGCACAGCGGCAAACTGGGCGTGGTGTTCGACCAGGCCGACCGCGCGCCCACCACGCTGATTACCGCCGGCAACATCCTGGCCGGCAGTGTGCGCAGTGAATGGGCGGACGGGCGCGTGGCCGATGAGATCGTGGCCGAATACACGGATCCAAATTTTGATTGGCAGCCGGTCACGCTCCGACGCAAGGTCACCGGGGTCGTGCACCCGCAACGCAGCGCGCGCATCCGCTTGCCGGGCGTGACCTCCCGTGACCAGGCCATCGAGGAGACCAACCTGGCCGCGGCGCGCCAGCACTACCATCGCCGGCGCATTACCTGGGCGATGAGCATGGAAGGCTTTGCCCTGCTGCGCGGGGAGGTGGTCTATCTCAGCGAGGCGCTCGTGTCCGGCGGACAGACCGGGCGCCTGCTCGGTGGCGATAAAGCCCAGCCGACCCTGGACGCCCCCATCACCGTCAGCGCCGGCACGGATTACCTGCTGCTGCGCCTGGCCGACGGCACGCTGCACACCAGCGTGGTGGCCGGCGTCCCGGGGGAGACCGACCGGCCAACGCTGGCCACGCCGCTGCCGGGCGATCCGGCTGACGGCGGCCTGGGCGCCACGGCCGATCCGGGCGTGCAGGCCAGAGACGTGCTGTGGCGGTACTACAGCGCGGCGAACCCGCCGCTCAAGGTCAAGATCATCGGTCTGCGCCCGCGTGCCGACAGTACGGTGGAGATCACCGCCATCGATGAGGTGGCGCAGTACTACGCGGCCAAGGACCTGGCGTTGACCGATCCCCTGCCGAAGCGGCTCTCACGGCTGCCCAAAGTGCTGGATATCAGCGTGAGTGAGACGCTGGTGGAGACGGGCGGCGGCTACACGGTCGAGATCGTGGTGGCGCTCACCGTGGAGGGCGACTGGCGCGGCGGTGTAATCTGGGCGCAGCTGGACTCCCAGGCCCGGCGCGTGGTCGCCACCCTGTCTGCGCAGGAGACACGCGGCGCCTGGATTGAGCAGCCGTCCGGCATGTTGACTATCACCGCAGTGCCCGGCTCAGACGTAGCGCCGACCGGACAGGCCCTCAGCGTCACGCACGAGATCCTCGGCATTAACATCCCACCGGACGCCGCCGCGAACATGGTCGTGACCGGCGTCCCGGGCGGTTATGAGGTCACCTGGGATGATCCCGACGAGCCGGATTATGCGGTCACCGAGATTTACGATGCGGCCGGCAGCGTCGCCGCCATCGCCGATGCCACCGTGCGCGGCGAGGTGGCGGGGACGTATTTTCTGCGCCTGGGGTTGTCTGCTGCCGCTGATCTGGCGGTGTGGGTGCGCCACCGTGACCGCTCCGGCAACACCGGCGAGGCCGTGCGCACCACCGTGACCACCCTGGCCGCCGGCGCCGAGGGCGTGGGTGAGGAGCATATTTTCACAGCCAGCGCCACCGGCGCCAAAATCACCGGCAGCGCCAACCTGCCGTTGGCCTCGTGGAATTACGACCAGGCAGCCCTGGACACGGGCATCACCCGTGGCACGCAGACATACTACGACGGCACCCCGTCCGGCCTCGATGAGGACACGCCGTATATGATCCGCTTCCGCCGCCCGATCAAGGGCAGCCCCGCCCAGGACGAAGACATCGGCACAGTGCCTTGGACACAGGACCCGGCCGTGCGGGTGTACGGCGAGCCCGGCGTGGGTGAGGAACGTATCTTTACCGCCACCGCCCTGGGCGGCAAAATCACCGGCAGCGCCAACCTGCCGTTGGCCGCCTGGCATTACAAACAGGATGGGTTGGCTACGGGCCTCACCCGCGGCACGCAGACGTACTACGACCGCACGCCCGCCGACCTAGGTAATGCAAAACGGTTCTTACATACGTTTCGCCGCCCGATTGAGGGCAGCCCGGCGGCCAATACAGACATCGGCACCGTCACTTGGGTGCAGGACGACAGTGCGATACGCCAGATTGGCACCGACGGCAAAGATGGCACCGAGGGCGTGGGCGTCGAGTATATTTTCACGTCCAGCGCCACCGGCGCCAAAATCACCGCCGCCGCCGACCTGCCGCTGGCCTCCTGGAATTATGACCAGACGGCTCTGGATAACGGCATCACCCGGCGCAACTACAAGTACTACGACGGCACGCCGCCCAACATCAGTGCGAGCAGGCCTTATGTCATCCGTTTTCGGCGTCCGGTCAGGGGCGCTCCGGCGCGGGACGAGGATATCGGCACAGTGGCCTGGACACAGGACCCCGCCACGTATGAACACGCCGAAGACGGCACCGACGGCGTCGGCATTGATGATGTCACTGCCACCACCACCGGCGTGACTATCGAGCTGACTGACGGTACCACGACCGATGTAACCATCAACCAGGTCACCGACGTGAGCCGCAACGTCGATACCGGTGTGGTGACGGTGACCTACAGCGACGGCACCACAGACACGTTCACGGTGGCTGACGGCCGGGACGGGGGCGCCGCCAACTTAGGCGGCCTGCTTATCCAGCGTATCTATCGCCGCACTGCCACATCCATCAAGCCCACCTTGCCCACGAGTTCAACAACCAATCGCAGAGCTGACGATTACGTGCCGACTGACGCCACTAGTCGCTACGTAGCGCCGAGCCAGACCTTGCCCTATGCCTGGATAGCCTATCGCTACGGCGTCAAGGGCAACTGGACAGTGTACACCGATTGGCAATCGAACGGCTTCCATAAATCGGCCCTCGACAAGCGTAGCGCCGTCACGTATCAGCCGGTGGCAACCACCGCCACCAGCTGGTCTAACCAGCTGGCCAACAACACTACAGCCGGCGACAATGTCCCCACAGACATGGTGACGCAGTACAACGACAAAGCCAAGTGGACAGAGACGCGATACTGGTCAGGGTCAGCCTGGGTGGTGGTCGATATCAGGCTGTCGGAGAATTACTTTTTCGAGGGCAGCATCGGCGCCCGGTTTTTGAGCGTGGAAAATCTGGCGGCGCTGAACGTCAAGGTCAAGAATGCGGACATTGAGGGCGTGATCCAGGCAGAGCATATTTCGGCTGACGTGTTCAATGTCAGCTTGCTTTGGACCGGAAGTTTTGTTGTGCCATCAGCAGGGAACACTACGAACCCCTTGACGCTCATCAATTCGCAGGATTTAGATGACTGGGATACACTGCTGATCTTGGCAAAAGACATCGTAGGAACAGACAGAGGGTTCGTATCAACCATGGTGCCTGTGTCGCTTATTACTGCAAACTCGCAAAACAGCGCCACAGAAATGCTGGTTGGAAGTCGAGATTTCACTATTGGACGCAATGGTGCGGGAACACAAGTCTATCCTGCTGGCGCCGGCGGCTCCAGCCGCATTAGCGTACACAAAATTTGGGGGCTTAAAGATCCAGGCGGCGGCAGCGGGGGCGGCACCACCCCACCC